GTCTTACAACACAAGGAAGCTTCGATGGTCACCCATTCGAAGCCTACTACCGTTGTTCGGCATCAGGAACGACCAGGGGATCTCTAAGGAGTCCTCTGGGAATCTGAACCGTCGCGGAGCCAAGGCTTCCCCCTGTCATGGGGTCAGCCCGGTCGCGATGAAACGGCGGTTATGTATAACAGCGGAGACAAGTTCCGTTGAGAGAGTTATAAAGCGTCTTACCTCGAAGAAAGGAAGATATTCCCTAAGGATCGCTGATGAGTGTTATCGTTCGGTTGTTGCTTCATTAATTGCAGCAATCGGTAAACCGATCTTACTCTCTTGGCAATCCAAGGGGGACAGACGAGCCATGCATGTGCTTGGCGACTTTGCCTGGTGGGTACTTATGACATGCGCCTTCTCCGGCCACAAACCAGTGGTCGAGACGGTTAAGTCATGGTCCCAGACAGCGCGCAGGTGGGCCCTTTCGTCCGCCAAAGGAAGGAGGTTTAACTCCTTGTCCCTCCCATATTTGGGGGGGCTTCTCGATTCAAAGAAGTTCGAGAGCCTTCGGTATACGGATGGACTCTTGCAGTTTAGTTACTGCGGGCGTTCGCTCCCTGCTGCTGATCAAGCCAAATGTCTGTCGGATCTTCGAGCTATGCGTGACCGGTTGGCGTCTCATGGTGAAACGCAACCCGAGTATTTGGAGTTTATCGACTCTTGGGCGTATTCGTGGACATTACGGCACCTCCCCCGTCGGGGGATGGTCCCAGTTCCACTTTCGGCCGGGTCGACTAATACTTCCACTCGGGCGGTTGGCGGGCGTGCTGCTGATGTTTCCCGTATTTACGGGGAGCTCGCTCCGTGTGCCGATCCGCGTTGTGACGCTAGGCGGTCTAACTCTCATTCGCTGGTGGAGGGGCGCGTTGAAGAAGGAGTGGCGCCACCTGATGTCCCTCAGGCCCTTTGGGAGCCTGTTTGGGGGTCTTACGCGTTCGCGGAGAACGCGATCCGTGTGGAGTTGGCTAAACCTGGCTTGCCTGAGCACAAGGCGATCTCAGTTCCCGAGCGTGGATGGAAATCCCGCGGGGTAACAAAGAATGACCCGGAGCTTGTGGCAGCCGTTGAGGTTTGCCGTTCACTTGCCTTTTCCTCATTACGAAAAGACAAACGGATTGGTAAGGCCCTTGAAGGGGACGTTATGGCGGCTCTCCTGTCCATGGGGGAAGAGGACGTTGTGCCTCTCCCTGCTATCGGTTTGGCGGCTGACATGTCTGTTGCTACTGACGGCTTGCATTTCGATGCATATAAGACCGTTTGGAGCGCTTACTGTCGTGCTGCCGAAGTTCCCGATGCGGTCCAGGCTATCGGTTGTCGAGCACTTGGCCCTCAATTGGTTATGTTCCCTTGGAAGGAACTAATCGAGACTAAGCGTGGAGCCCTTATGGGTCTCCCACTTAGTTGGGCCATGATGTGTTTGCTCAATCTTTGTGCCTGGGACTATGGACGTACGCGCACCCCGAACCCAGCGACAAGGAACTTGTGGAAAATCCCAGCCCCTGTGAGAATCCTTGGGGACGATCTGGCTGGCATATGTCACCCCCTCGTAGCCGATGGTTATGAGACCATGATCAAAGCGATCGGTGGTTCTTTTAATCCAAAGGCTCACTTTCGTAGTGTGCGAGGTATGGTGTTTGCCGAGCGTTGCTGTACTTTGGAGTTTACTCCTGTACGCAAGCGCCAGATGATCTCCCCTAAGGTCCCAGCACCGCGGATCGACCTTGTTGAGGAATTCCCTTGTTTAGAGGGTTCCTCTAAGTGGAACTTGCGTTCGAATCCCGCTCCAGTCTACAAGGAGGCACTTTTGAGGCCTCGCGAGTTTTCCTCTATCGGTGTGCCGGCTTCCTGGACAGGATTTAATTCCCGTTCTAGGTCAGCTCGGTTCACGATCATAGAGGATACCGGAGTCGGATCGAAAGCCCCACGGCAACCTAAGTTGCCCAAGGATCGGTCTTGGAAGGCTTGTCGGGTTGGGCTGACTATTGGCAATCCCTATCAGACCTTTTCCGTTCGTGGGCTAATTGCCCCGAGGATGGCTTCTGATTGGGCTCCTTGGTGGAGCACCTTTGGGGATGCACAGTATTCAGCTCTTAATTCGGCCCCCGACCGAGCTAAAGCCATTTTAGCTGTGTCGCGATTTTCTGCGCACAAGCTTTTGGCTGACGCCCGGAAGGGAGCCATCCCGATGTACCTCCCGCGTGTGCTTGGAGGCCTTGGATATCTACACTCCAGGGGTTGGGGTCTTCTTGCGAGACAGGCAGCGTCCGCATCTGTCAGGAAAGCGCTAGCCGTAATGCTGTTCGGGCTCAAGGTGGGAGAATCTCCCCCATGTTCGCCCAAAGCTGCTTATACGTGGCTGCTTCCTGGTCAGTGGCGTTCGTTGGCAGAGGAGTTTGCCGAGGCTATTATTGCTTCGGACTTCATCATAACTCCTATGCCTCCAGGTGGTCTACCTAAGGATCTAGGAGGTTTTGCGCCCGGGACTGCTCCGATGGCTCTTTATGAGCTTGAAGAGGACATTGTCCAATTCTACAGTCGCCACTTTACCCTTTCTTTTGGGTTAGAGGTGGCTCGGCGTTTCAAACCTTCCTACGCTAAGGTAGTCAGACACCTGGGCAAGGCGTACAAGAAATTGCGAGATCGAGGCCCCGGATTATCTCCGGTTGGTGGCTTAGGTGTAAACCGAAGCGACCTTAATGCCTCGCGGAAGACTATCCGCGATCTCGTGAACTTGTACACCGAGAACGAGCGATGCTATGCTGCCCAACTCGCTGATTCCGCTGCTATACATTTTGATCACCGCACGATTACTCGTGCAGTGGGTTGGCTGGACCTTCT